CTTCTCTTTTGGAGATGCGATGTTCATTGGAGACATGATAGACAAAGACGAAAAGAAATAAAGAAAAAGCCCTGAAATCATAAGGTTTCAGGGCTTTTGTCATTCTGTTCTGACTTGTAGTAAAATTTGAGCTCAAGGCCGTTTTTGAACACGATTGACCTGATTTTGCCGTCCAGAATACAAAAGTTTTGCACCACAAAGTCGATGAAATTCTTCACGATTTTTGCATCTGCCGCTCTGATAAAATGCTCGAAATTTACATGCCTTTTATCCATGAGCTTCTGCGTCATAATGAAGTATGTAGCCTTGGCCACAAACTCCTCATCAGACAGAGAAGAAGCTTTGCTTCTCTTCTCAAGAGCTGCCAGTTGAGCATTTATATCCTCAAGTTCATCAGACAGCTTCTTTTTCTGGATGACATAGTCTTTCTCTGGCATCGACTCTTCGCTGTACAGATATAGCGTTCTGAGCCTGTTGAGAGCTCGCTCTGTTCTCAGCTTTTCCGAGACAAGTATTGAGTGCTGCTCCATATCGGAGTCCTTGTCGGACACGGGAGGCTTGAGTATTGATTCTGTGAATCCGCTCCTCAAGTGCATGTACAGAGCTTTGAGCCCGTCTCTTCCTATGGCTGATACATCGGAGAATGTTTCTCCCCGCAGCAGCTTCTTCTCGAGCGTCTCAATGCTCGTGGATTTGCCGAACGAATGTGACACTTTCACGAGGTTCGCAATGAAATTAAACACGAAAGGCCCCAAAGTGATATCCGAAACATATTTGTTTGAACAGTCATTGAACCTACGCCTACGAGAACACATGTATATGGATGGCCTCCAACCTCCAGAACGAACCCGGTCTTGAGAACAGACCATCTGCGAGCCGCAACATCCGCAAGTCAGAAGACCAGCGAATATGTGAATGTTTTTTCTGAAGTATGTTGCCTTGCCCATACCGTTACGCTGCTGGCTCTCCAAAATGGATATGATACGCTCTTGCCTGCCGGCATCAATAAGTGCCACGTGATGATTTTCCACCAGAACCCATTCGTCCTCAGGCTTTTTCTTGAATGACTTTGAAGACTCATCATAGTAGTTGTATCTGTATGCGCCTACATAGAATGGGCTGACAAGTATTTTGCGAACAGACACAGGGTTCCAAGCCCCGCCGTTACGTGTCCTTAGACCTCGTTCGTTGAGATGTTTTGATACCTTTATCAGAGAGCGCTTTGACTCGTAAAGGTTATAAATCATCTCGACTACCCTCGCCTCAGAGTCATTGATGCTGAATTCCTTACTTTCCCTCGAGTAGCTATAGCCATAAGGTATTCTGCCGCCGTTCCATACACCGCTGCTTGCTCTTGAAAGCATAACCGCGCTGACACGTTCGGAGGTCATATTTCGCTCAAGCTCGGCGAAAATCAATATTATTTTGAGCATTGCCTCGCCGACTGCGCTACTTGTATCGAACTGCTCATTCTTAGATACGAAAGTAACTCCGAGCTGCTTCAGCTCCTCATACATCGCAGCAAAGTCCAAAAGATTCCTGCTGATTCGGTCGATTTTCCACACAAGGATATGACTGAACTCTCCGGTTCTGATTCGAGCCATCATTTTCTGGAAGTCAGGACGGTCCGTATTCTTTGCTGAGTAGCCGGCGTCCTCGAAAATCTCAAAGTCATCAATACCGAGAACGTATTTTGCATAGTTGACCAGTTCTTCTTTCTGGACCGGAAGACTTGCTCTATCCACTTGGTATTGAGTAGACACCCTCACGTAAATAGCCACTTTAAGCTTATCCACGCGCAATACAGCGAGTTTTGTTCCCACAATACAATCCCCTTACCAAAAGAGGCCAGCTCAAAAAAGCTGGTCTCTTATCGTTTCTATGAGTTTATTTCAGATAATCTCTAAATACGATTATCCTGCATCTTCCTTAGTAGCTTGCTTTTCGGCTGTAGCCATCACATATCCCTTGAGCTGCCCTCGAAAATCGAACTGAGCATCCTTTGGGAGCTGACGGAAAAGCTGAAGCACATCCTGTTCCATCTCTGTGAGGCCACCATTGCAAGTGTCTTTGCCTGTGAGCAGGTATTCAACAGAAACACCAAGAAAAGCAGCAATCTGAGCAATGTACTTCGCTGGAGGATCTGAGCCCCTGTTCTTCCAGCTTGAGGTCTGAGCTGTACCGACGCCGAGAATTGAGCATAACTGATATGGGCGTTTGTTCTTCTCTTCCATGAGAGCGAACATGCGTTCAGATATTGTCATCGTACCACCTTGCATAAAAAATTAAGCTACACGCTTGACTAACGTAAATATTTACGTTAGAATACTTACACATCCAACCTACATTTATAACTGACAAAATACGCTTGGCAGGCCGTAGTGATAGTTACAAATGTAAGGTGATGTCATCTTACCACAAAGCAGAAAAAATGTAAAGGAGGAAAAGCGGTGAAGAAGCAGATGTCTCCTTGGGAGAAGAAGGTTCGGTGCAGGCTCGTAGAGCTTGAAATGACTGTAAATAGCCTTGCTGACAAAACTGGCATGGCTCGCGTATACACGTCTGCTGTCGTCAATGAAAGAGTCATTTCCGCGCCTGCACGAGAGAAAATAAACCGCGTTCTTGGTATTGAGGACGATGCAGAAAGCTCTCAAATTTAAGTTAATTATAGCGTGACATGGAGGTGAAATAAATGGGACGTAATGCTACTAAAGCCAACGGCAACATCTGTTTTCGATGCAGAAAAGAGGCTTCAGCATACAATGATAAGCTATCCAGCAGAGAGGGCGCTGCCGAGCTGCTCGGCCTTTCGGTGTCAAGCCTTGCAGACTACGAACTTGGCATTACAAAGGTAATCCCGGTAGACAAGATTGTGCTTATGTCTGAGCTCTACAATGCACCCGAACTCAAAGTGTGGTACTGCTCGTCAGAGTGTCCCATTGGGAAAGATTGCGACTTCCTTCCATCTGAAAGTGTTTCCACGGTAGAAAGAACCACGATGAAGCTTTTGAAGGTCCTCCGCGACGATGATGTAGATGATGTCAAAACAAGACTCATCGAGATAGCGGCAGACGGAGTTGTTGTTGATGACGAGAGAGCCGACCTCGCCGAGATACTCCAGTATCTTGACTCCTTGATAAAGGCGGCGGGAGAGCTGAAGCTTATCGGCAGCAAAATTCTGAAAGGGGATGCGAGCAATGCCTGAAGCTGATTTGCTCAGAAAATTGCTTGCGGAACAGTTTGGAATAACCTCGGACATTGAACTTGATGAAGCGATAAGAAACTCTGGCCCCATCGATGTCGGCGTATTCACCTCGCCACTCAAGTTTGCAGAAGGAGAAAGAACTGCATGAACATTGCGGAAATAAGAGAATCGCTCAATAGAGCACAAGAAAAAATTGGCTTTGAAGTCCCGACAGATATTGCTCTTGCTGTGTATGACTATACGGGCAGGAAGTGCAAGTGCAACGGAAAAGGAGAAAGCTATATACCCATCCTCTTTGAAACTGAGCTTGTCGATTACTTCACTCGCCTTGCAATCAATATGAACGGAGGGCTTGCCCATGTGTGATTTTTGCCATTCCAGTCCACACCTTCCCGGGTGCCCTAATGAGCCGGCACCTAAGGCCGTGTGCGTATGTGACTACTGCGGAGAGGACATAGTCGTAGGCGATGAATATGTCAAAGTTTTCGATAGCGTATTTCACCTCGCATGTTACGAAGACGACCCTGTAGATATAGCAGAGGCCATCTTTGGAGCTACGAAAGGAGTGGCTGAAGATGATTAAGCTCCCGGAACTGCCAGAACTCACGTTTGAGGAGAGAGAACACGTCTACAAGCTTAGAGGCATTGAAATCCCAAGCGTGACCACGCTGATGAAACCGCTGTCAGAGAACGTGTATCAGGGTATAAATCAGAATGTTATGGCAAATGCCGCCTCGCGAGGCACAGCTATCCATCAGGCCGCAGAAAATTATTTACTGTTTGGCATTGAGGATATCACTCCTGAATACGCTCCATATTTCGATGCCTTCAAGAGATGGTGCGATGATTACCAGCCTGAAGTCATTGCAACTGAGAACAGGGTGTATCACAAGAGCATGTTATTTGCTGGTACTTCTGACTTGATATGCAAGACACGCTCGGGCATCACTCTTGTTGACTACAAATCTACGTCCTCTGTGAACAGCATGCTTTGCATGGTTCAGCTCGAGTCATATTCGAGAGCTTGGGGCACCCATGGGTTCGAGATTGATGCCCAGAACATCCTGCATCTGAAAAAGACTGGCAAGTATATGGTCCACAATTATCCCAAGAATCCTGAAGCATGGGCGGTTATGCAGTCGCTCATCACAGTCAGGAATTACATGAATAAATTTTAGGAGGTCAACATGGAAAACAGAGAATTTGTTGTAGCTCAAGTTCAAAGCAACGCTTCAGATGACGAAATGGCTCTCAGCACTCAGGTATCTGATATAGAGTTCAGAGCAGAATCAATCGTGATTCAGAACGACGCCGACTACGCCTCTGCCGGAGAATTTGGAGTTATGCTCAAGAAAAAAGCTGCTGAGGTCACTGCATTTTTCAAGCCCATGAAGGACAGTGCCCATCAGGCCCACAAGGCAATCTGCGACAGAGAAAAGGCGATGCTCGCTCCCTTGAAAAATGCTGAGGCTGCCATCAAGCGCTCCATGAGCACCTATCATCAGGAACAGGAGCGTAGGCGCAAAGAGCTCGAGGAAGCGGCAAGACGTGAGGCTGATGCTGAAAGGGAACGACTTCTTGCCTTGGCTCAGAAGCATGAGGAGAATGGCGAAGCTGAAGAAGCTGAGAGAGCCCTCTCTGAAGCATGTTTCGCAGACAATGCCAAATTTGTGTATGTAGCCGGCGCTCCAAAGGCAAATGGCGTCTCCACCAGAAAAGACTGGGAAATCGACATCTATGACTACGATGCCGTCCCTATATACGTCAGAGGCATGGAGGTTAGACCTGTTGACAGGGGAGCCTTGCTCAAGATTGTAAGAGCCGCCAAGGGCAATATCAAAATTCCCGGCGTCGAAATAAAAGAAGTATCTCAGATGATGTTTAGGAGGTAAACATGAGCACACAGTCACTCAGCAAAGCCGAATCCAATGCACTTGCTGTCAGCTATGAAGTCCTCGGCACAAGGGTAGAAATAGACATGGACTTCGTAAAGAAGTATCTGGTACGCGGCAGAGCGGAGTTCGTCTCCGATCAGGAAGTTGTTTTCTTCATGAACACGTGCCAGCAGCAGAAGCTCAACCCCACTGTTCAGGGAGAAGTGTATCTCATCAAATACGACAAGGGTGAGCCTGCACAGATGGTTGTTGGCAAGGATGCCTATCTCCGCAGAGCATTTGACCATCCCGATTATTTGTTCAAGAACGACGGCATAGTCGTCCAGCGAGGTAACGACATTGTCCAGAAGGAAGGTTGCTGCCTTTATCCGGGCGAGGCCCTTATCGGTGGCTGGTGCAGAGTCTTCTTCATCAGAAACGGCAAGGAGCGCTCCACTTTCAAGGAAGTATCACTCAGCGAGTACAACAGAGGCATGGCAAACTGGAAGAGCAAGCCTGCGACCATGATTAACAAGGTGGCAGTAAGTCAATGTGTAAGAGATGCCTTCCCGAAGGACTACGAGGGGCTGTACAGCTCCGACGAGATGGTCGCTTCAGGAGCGATAGATGCCGACTATAACGTGGTTGACACCGGAACTGGCAACGTCATTGCTGAAGACCCTGTAATCACACAGGAACAGAGGCAGGCTCTTTTTAGAACTGCGCAGAACTACTTCGGCAAAGAAGATGGCAATGCGATTGTTAAATCTATCATAGAGGAAGAGGGGCTTAACTCTACGACCGATATGACTGAGAGTCAGTATGAAAAAGCAATGCGCTCTCTCATGGAAACCATAAGGGAACGCATTGAGGCTCAGGACTACGACAGTTAATTTTCCTCGCTCCAAGAAAGGTGGTGATGCAGTGGATGGCATGGATTAGTGTCTATCAGGAAGTTGATGGTCCCAAGCTCAGAAAGTTAAAGAAAGCCCTCGGAACCAGCAAAGCCGAAGCCCTTGGAATACTCAACTTCCTGTGGTTTTGGGGCATGAATAATGCCGACGAAACCGGAATGGTTCTCGAGGCCGATGTAGAAGACATAGCCGATGCGTTCTCAAGCGCCACAGATATACCAGTAGATAAAGTTACCGAGGCCCTTGTTGTAACAGGGTGGTTAGATATAGACGAGGAAGGGAGAATCTGCATCCATGATTGGGACACATGGCAAGAAGAGTGGTATGCAGCCAAAAGAAGGCGGCTGCATAACACTGAAAAGAAGCGAAAAGAGAGAGCGGCAGAACGAGAGCGTAAAGAGTCAGGAGAAGGGGCTCCCCCCGAAAACCCTGAAACGCCGCCCGTCGAGCCGCCAGAAGAAGGCTTAGGTCCCCCGGAACCTCCGGCGCCCCCTCCAAAGCCGCCCAAAAAGCCGCGTAAGGAGAGCAAGGAGAGCACTGAAGAAAAGAAAAAATATGCTGACTACGTCTCCATGACTGAGAGCAACTACAATGCTCTTGTGTCTAAGTACGGAACAATGTTTGCTGATGAGTGCATTTCTATACTTGACAACTATAAGGGCTCTAAAGGCAAGGCCTATAAGGACGACTACAGAGCCATCCTCAGTTGGGTTGTGGATAAGTGCAAGGAAAAGAACCCGAATCTATTGAGGATAAGCTTGGAATCTCAGAAAACCAGCAACGAGGAAAATCCCTTCAAGGAGTGGGAAGACGATGACTGAAATGGATTACTTGATGCCCGTTATCAGAGCAGCCGAAAAGAATAATTTCGCCGATGCAAGCGATTACGTCGATGAAGAAGGTCTACTGTGCTGTGGTGGTTGCCGCACAAGGAGGCAGTCAAAAATCCCCGCTCCGTTCGCAACTGATAATGAAGATGGAACCATAACTGTATGGATCCAGTGCCAATGCAGACAAGAAAAAGCGAAATTCTTAGAGCTGAAAGAACAGAAGCAAAAGGAAATGGAGGCTCTTGCCGAGCTTAGAAACCAAAGCCTCATAAAAGGCAGACTGCTTAGCGCCACCTTTGAAAACTTTGTTACTACAGACAAGACCTCCAAGTACCTGAAAATCTGCAAGAGATACGCAGACAACTTCGATGAAATGCTCAAGTCTAATCAAGGGCTGCTGTTTCATGGGGATGTTGGCACAGGTAAGACCTTTGCTGCTGCCTGTATCGCAAATTACCTCCTCGACAGACACATTCCTGTGATTATGACATCCTTTGTCAAGCTGGTTGCTGCTATGCAGGCGAACATGGGCTCTGAAGAGTCTACGATTTCCAAGTTGAACAAAGCAAAGCTGTTAATAATCGACGACCTCGGAGCCGAGCGTAATAGCGAGTATGCGGCCGAGCGTGTCTACGACATCATTGACAGCCGGTACACTTCTAATCTGCCGATAATTCTCACTACGAACCTCAGCCTTGATGACATGAAGAAGTGCGAAGACGAGAAAAAACGGAAGATTTATGACCGAATATTCGAGCTCTGCTATCCTGTTCACTTTGCTGAAGTCAAGTGGAGAAAAAAGGATGCGTTCAAAAGAGCAACGTCAATGAAAGATTTTCTGGAGGGCTGAATGTTAGAAAGAATCTACATCAACAAGGAAGAGGACAGGCTAACTGTCGCTGCTATCCTTGTGAAAAATAAGTACACAGTAAGACAGGGCAAGCTGCGGAGAAGCGGTAGCAGAACCTACGACTATTTCCTTGAGTTCAGCTTAGACCAGTCAAAGGAGGAAATTGATGAAGGTAAGCTTCGCGATTGAAGGGGAACCCAAAGGAAAAGGCAGACCCCGCGTACCCAAGTCAGGGTATGCCTACACGCCTGAAGACACCGTCATGTACGAAAATCTTGTTAAGGTTGAGTATAAGCGACAGTGCGGCAGGGTGTTCTTCGACAAGGACTCCGCTCTCGACGTCCGTATAACCGCATACTACGGAATCCCCGGCAGCAAGAGCGGCAAAAAGAAAAAATTGATGGCTGATGGCATCATCAGACCCACGAAAAAGCCTGACATTGACAATATCTGCAAAATCATCTGCGACTCGCTGAACAAGATCGCGTACCACGATGACTCTCAGATTGTTGATTGTCAGGTAAGGAAATTCTACAGCGAACGGCCTCGCGTTGTAGTCACGATATCCGAGGCCAAGCCTGTACGATGAAAGGAAGATGGATATGAACACAAAGAAATATTCCCTTAGTCTTGACGGAGATACATTTAAGGAACTGAAGAACGACTTTGACAGCGTCCTTGGCAGACTCATTACAGAGATGACCAAAAGAGAAAGCGAGGAGGCAAAAGTCACTGTCAGCCTCACCGTTAAGCTAACTCCCGGTCAGGCCAGAGATTTTCAGGCCAACGGCTACGATGGCACCAGAGACATCACAAAGCCCAAGTTCGAGCATAACATCAAGTCAGTCATGCAGGTAAAGGACGAACAGAGCGGTAGCTGTGGTGGCAACTATGAGCTCGCCTACGACAACGACATTGGTAAGTGGGTGATGAAGGAAATCTACAACGGACAGACCTCTATGTTCGACGATGAGTTCGGTCCTGCTGAAGCTGCCGATAATCCTGATGTAATCAACGAAGAAGACATTATTGACGCAGACTACGTCGCCCTTCCTGCACCCGAACCCATTGGGCTTCCTGCTCCTGCCGAGGTTCCTGAATCTGTGGGAGATGAAATAGTTGATGAATACAGAGACAAAGAACGCCATGAGGAGTTTATGTACGCCATGAAGTATGTTGGCGAAGAGATGCACATCTTGGATGGCGGTGGCATTTACTCCGTTCGCACCGTCAGAGGCAATAACATCTTCCTCACGTCTGCTGGCCCCGAGGATGCGACTTTCCACATCAACGCAGATATATGCAAAGACCATGTCGGGCACAATCTGACGCTCTATAGAGATTTGGATGTTTCCGGCAACCCTTATATGATATATCTCGAGTGCGAAGAGTGCGACAAGACCCTCTGGTCCTTTAGCATCGATACAGAAGGCGACTACGAATACGACCCTCCTGAGGTGTAATGTACTACGGCACATGCTTTCTGTGCGGCAAGGTTGGGACACTTGAAGAACACCATGTTTTTCCTGCGTCTCTACGGAACAAGTCGGAGTTATACGGCTTAAAGGTTGGCCTTTGCGGGGAAAGTTGCCATAGAACCGGAAGACAATCAGCGCATGGGAGCAGAGAGACTGCGAACGCCCTCAAGAGCCACATGCAGACCAAATGGATGATAGAAAACCATGCCAGCGTCCATGAATTCAGGCTTGAATTCTATAAGAACTACTTAGACCCCGAAGTATATGTCGATGAAAGGAAGTACCCAATGAATATAGCTGCCTTGAGCGGCAGGCTCGTAGCGGACCCTGAACTTAGATATACAAGCACCTCGAAACCTGTCGCGACTTTTACCATAGCAGTTGACAGACCAGGCACCAAAGACAAGACCGACTTCATTAGTTGCGTTGCGTGGGACAAGAAAGCTGAGTTTGTCTCTAAGTATTTCAAAAAAGGACAGCGGATAGAAGCCTCCGGAGTCCTTACCACTCGATCTTATGAGGATAGCGATA